TGGCTGCACCTTGACGGGCGTCTCATAGATCTTTAGGGATGAGATCACCGCATCACCAGAACCGGCCGGGACACCGATCGACGGCAGCCACCGGGGGGCCGTGTTCGCGGGGAGCTCAACCTCCGCCACCACCTTCGTCTGCCCCTGTGGGAGTGCGACATTAGCGATATCGAACGGGCCGTTGACCTTGACCTTGTTGTCGTTGAACCAGTTCACGCGCAGGTCAATGCTGGCGGCTGCGGCATCCTGGTAGTCGACCTCGAAGGTGAACCTGCGAGACCCCACAGGCATGGCTGCACTGTCGTAGGGTGTGGTAGACGCCCCTGCAGGGAGGGTCGCCCCGTCACCCTGCCGGGAGCCCTTACTGCGCCACCACGCCCCCAGAACGGGGAAGATGCTATCTGCCACTATGCGTCCTTCCTGACGATGATCGTACCCGCCGGAGTACCCGCCGGGATAGCCTCACGCTTACCAAGCGAAAGCACCTTAGGTCGCGTACGCAATTCCTCCACCTCAAGCTTCAACGACAGATAGCCCTTAAGCCACGGCACCACGAGCTCGAGGACGTGCTGCGACGGCGGGTTCGCGTAGGGGTTACCGACCGGCGCCCACTGACCGCCCTGCTGCGGATCCTCGCGCAGCTGACCGTCCGTGATGTACAGGTGGGCGATACCAAGCTTGTCGGCCTTGTCGAACACGCTCTTGTAGTTCTCGGAGGTAACGCCGTGGACGACGGCCCACCACCGAGTGGACGGGTACGCCTTCATGTGGTCAGGGAGGATCGGCGTTCCGGGGTCCTCCACTAGGAATGCTGAGGCGTCCTTCTCGAACATCATGCACACATCGAAGTCGAGCTTGCACATCTCCTCGGAGATGTTCGACCCCGAGTTGATGGCGATGAGGAACTCCTTACCATACCTGGCCCTGATCTTGTCGATGAGGGACTTGTAGGCGGGGATGCGGCCAGCCTGGGCGCCCCAGCCGTTGATGGCCTCGTCGAGGAACACGCCCTGGCAGACGTCCCCGTACTGGGTCTTGGCCTTGTCGATCTGGGAGAGGATGTACGCCTCGGTGTACTTGTCCACGTCCGGCACGTTCGCGCGCCCCGGGTCACCAGCCGGGAGAGTGGCTGCCAGGTACTGGGTCTTCACGTAGAACACGGCACGCTTCGCCCCGGCGGCCAGGGCCAGCTCGGCCTGCTTCTTGAAGTCGACATTGAACTCATCCCAGTTGCCGCTGTTGCGGTTGAGGATGACGATACCGAGGGAGCCCGCGAACTTTAGAATCTGCGCCCACTTCGAGGTCTTTCCAGGCTTGCCGTCCTCGTAGTAGTCGGGCCAGAAGTAGGTGACCGGGCTGTAGTAGCGCTCACCGGGCTTGAAGGGGGTGTTGGTCTTGGACAGGGCGTCCACTCGGAAGGTTAGCGCGTTAGCCGCCTCCAGCGTGGCGTACTGGCCGAGTTCGCGGCCGAGGTTCTGCTGCTGGACAAAGGTGCTGTAGGCGTCATCCCGGGTCAGATAGGAGGAGAGGTCTACGTGCCCGCCACCCTGGGCCTGACTGAGCTCAGCCTTCGTGGCATACGTGGAGGCCGCCTCAGTCTTCGGGAGGGCGGCGTCAGCGATCGCTCGCGCATTGCGGATGCTGTCACCCATGGCGGCGGCCTGCACCTTCGTCGAGTAGGTGCTGGCCGCGGTGGCGGCGGTGAGGTAGTCGGAGAGCCCCGCCTGAGTGGCGTACTTGCCGTCCGCCGTGGAGGCGGTCACGTACTGGCCGAGGTCCGTCTTGCGGGCGTACTTTCCGTCAGCCGCCTCGGTGGTGACGAAGCGGGAAGTGTCTGGGACGGTGGGGATGGAGCCCTTCACGGCCTCGAGGGCGCTCTTCGTTGCGTACGTTGAGGCCGCCTCAGTCTTCGGGAGGGCGGCATTGGCGGTGGACTTCACTCCCTCGATCTTCGCATCCAGGGCGCCGTCAGCCTGGCGCATCTCTGTCTTCGTGGCGAACCCAGACAAGTCAGGGGCTGCCTGCCCCCCGCCGCCCACCTGGGCCTGCGCAAGGGCAGCCTTCGTCGCATACGTGGAGGCCGCGTCCTCAGACTTGAGGTAGGCGCCGAGGGCCTCTTTGGTCGCATAGGTGTCAGCGACCGCCTTGCTGGTGGCGTACTGGGTGAGTTCACTCTTGGTGGCCGCCGCAGTGGCAGTGGAGTCGATGCGCTCACCGAGCTTCCGCTCAGTCGCCAGCGCCTCCTCCTTCGTGGCGTAGGTGGAGGCCGCCTCAGCCTTCGGGAGCGCCCCATCGGCGGTGGCCTTCACGACTGAGATGCGAGACGACAGGGCGTCATCCCCGCGCGTCACCTCCTCCTTCGTCGCCAGCGTCGAAGTATCCACCTGGCGTCCCTCAGACGCCTTGCGCAGAGCCTCCAGCTCCACCTTAGTGGCGAAAGTCTTATCGGCCTTCTCCGTGCTGTACCAGGTCAGGTTAGTCATTCGTCCTCCATGCGAGTAGTCCATCCCCAACCTCGATCACGTCGGGGGCGTTAATTGCTTCCAGGGTTCCATCTCCGATGTCGCGCACACGCCGCCCATCCCTGTCAGACGGGTCTTCAATGGCGACACCAGAGAAGATGTCCACGAGGTCGACCTCGGTTCCGGCGATGATGCGGGCGTTGATGCAGCGGGTGAGGCCAGTGTCGCCGGGAATGTTCACGCAGACGCGGTAGTTCTGTTCTCCGTCCGACAGGGACGACGGGGCTGCAATATTGAGCCCCGGGTTGCCGTCGTGGTCTACGAGGATGCCATCTGGCTGGAGTCTCCCCCCGGCATAGTGGACGATGAGGGCGTTCGTGGCGTCAACCTCGACGCCCTTGTACTGGGGGAGCGGATCGAAGGTGACCGTACCCATTCGGCCGAGGCCCTCAGGGCCGACCACCTTACCTGCGATGCGCGCGTACCCTTGGCTCATGAACTCTCCTGACGCCGATTCGTTACAACCTTCACTCTATCAATCCGATCATGAAGGTTAGATACCTCATCGTAAAGGTGAGCTCTGTCAGTGCGCGCGTCATTCCTGACGCCCTCAACCTGCCCCTCCAGGCCCTGGAGCCTGCGAGACTGGTCGCTCACGCTATCCCTGAGTGCCCCCACAACCTCGGTGAGGGCATCCATCTTGGAGGTCAGGTCATCGAATCGCATGTCTAGGTCGTCTCGCAGGTTCGTGGCGTGGTTGTTGTGCACCCCCTCGGATGCGGATTCGGCAGCATCCGCGGCGCGAACCACGTGGGCGCTCATGCGCTCCAGTCGCTCGTCGTTCTCGGCCTGCTGTCTCTTAATCCTACTTGCGAGACGAGCGACCAGCGCAGCCAGGAGGGCGACCGTAGCCGCAATGAGATCAGGAGATGTTAGGACTTGCCCTATCGGCAGGACGCCCTCCAGCGGCTGCATGATCGGTCAGCCCGCGTGACGGGGAGTGTACTCGACAGGGGCCGTGGCGATCGCCTTGTCTGTCTCCTTCGCGTCAGCGAGAGAGGTCAGGACACTGGCCAGGACGGCGGTCGCAGCGATACCGAGCGCCCCCTTCCAGTCAATGTCGAGAATGCCGACACCCACAACGAACGTGGCTAGCAGGGACTGAGCGAAGGTCTTCACGGCGCGGTCGAAGACGCCAGACCAGAATGAGGCGCGAGCGTAAATGCTCATGCGCTCACCCCTTTCGGGAACAACTAGGGGGCAGGACTTCTGCCCCACCCCCTAGTTTACATTGCGTCAAACGAGGTCACATAAGCCGGAAGCTTCCCGACCGGGAACGGTTCAGGGCCTCCTGGAGCGCCGCCCAGGTCGCCTCACCGGGGTCGCCATCCACATAGTCCCCGAACGACCATCCACCGGCGAACCGGTTCCACATGTCCGGCGCGACTGGCTTCACCCAGCACCACGCCCAGTACTGGAAGACCCTCACGCAATGGGAGTCCCAGCCACGGTCCTCGGCCAGCTTCCCCGATCCGGTGAGCATCTTCTGGGAGTGCTCAGGTACGGTCTTGTTGAGGTAGCGACGGAGGTTGGCGACGGCATACAGCTCGTTGTAGCCGGGCGCGAAGACCTCGATGAGGCGCTGCACCGTGGCAGGCCCATACTCGCCATCCACCTCGAGAGCCCCAGCCGTAGCGACGGGGGTTGGGGCGCCGGAGATGACCTGGCCGCCGCCGATCATGCGATCCCAGGTGGCCCGGTCGCGGAGCCGGTTCAGGTCGAGGGTGCCGTTATAGCCGGGCAGGCGGCCGTCCTCCGTGTACTGGTGAATCAGCGGGGAACCCCAGTAGGAGACGCTCGGGACGGCAGGGTCGCTGTAGGAGACCCCGTAGTCCGAGTAGTCGGGGCCGCCCGCATACCAGAGGGGGTACTCGCGGGCCACGGCCGACCAGTCGTAGCCGTTCACGGCGGACCCGTTCATGTAGATGCCGGGCGTGGAGCCGGTCATGCCCTTCACGGCATCGAGGAAGGTCTTCGCCCAGCCGGGCCCCTGCTCGACCGCGTTCGCCTCCCAGTCGAGCCATAGAGTGGCCTTACCAAGGTAACCGCGCACAGCATCCACGAAGTAGCGGGCCTGCTCCTGAGCATCCCCAGGGCGAGCGAAGTGGTAGAAGCCGAGCCGCTTCGAGGCCCCGAGGGTGGAGTTGGCCTGCGAACCCATGTACGGGTTCACATAGTCATTGTCTTCGGTCGCTTTCACGATCACGAAGTCGGCCCACAGGGCGGCCACGTTCAGGCCCGCCTGGTGGCTGGAGATGTCGATGCCGTGCGCGTGCGCCGGGGCGCTCGGGTTGGCGGTAGACGCCGGTGCGGGCTTAGCCTGGGCGGCCTGCCCCTTACGGAACTCGGGCCACTGCGACAGGAACTTCCCCTCATCAAAGCGGTGGCACGAGGTCCACGCCCCCGCCTGAGTGTGGGGGGGACTGGAGTAGCGGACCGCGCGGGC